GGCATTTTGAAAGAAGGCATTTTCATACTTCCCATCATCTCGTTAGTTTGATCATTTTGCCCTTTATTCGCATCGTTTTCAGCTTTAATCATTTCAATTAACTCTTTGAGAATATAATGGAATTCATAATATTCCATATTTTCAAGTTCAGAGGGTTGAATCGAAAGATGCTTATATACGTAAAACTTAGTTTTAAAGAAGTTCTCCAGCGATATCCTGAACAAGGAAAATAGATTTGATTCCGTCACGAAACCCAATCGGAACGAGGACCTCGTCATCCTCGTGCGGTACCAACATCTCAGGCTGGATTCCGACTTTCATTTTTTCAGCAAGTTTATATACTAAAGCGTATTTTCTATTGTTCCATCCGTTTAATTCTACTTCAAAATTAAAGATTGATTTATCATCAAAGCCTCTCCAATCTGTATATAGATATGGAATTAATTGAATTAAAGACTGATCAGCCTGTAATCCCTTTTCTTGCTTTTCTTTAATATATTTAGTAACTTTTTGCATTAGACCAATTGTAGGAGGTCTCATTTCAATGTTACCAAATGATTTTGTTTCGATTATAAACGTTCTTTTATCTTGATCGTAATATTTATCTAATTCTTCTGGAATAGAAAAGTATTGAAAATATTTCTTATCAATTGATGCATCGTGAGAAACACCTCTTTTATCTTGATATTTAACAGTTAGGTTATTTTCAGGCTCAGGGAAAGTTAGATCTCTGATGGCTAAAATTATCCAAAACCTATCTTCCTCTAAAATGTCTTTATACGAAAGTCTTTTTTTCTTAGAAGTTATTCTAAGGCAAGATTCTAATATGGCATTTAATTTTTCATCTACATCTAAAATGTTAGTTTCATCCATAGTAGAAAAATGTCTGATTTCTGCAACCTTTGCAGATCTTATAGAAATCTCAGTACCTGGTATATAGAACATTCCACCTGAGGGTAATGAATCTATTTGAATTGAATGATATCCTAAATGAAAATCAGCTTCTTTAGCTTCAGCTGGTTGAAATCTAGACATATCAACTTTACCTAAATTCTTAGGCTCTTCTGATTCTACTGAAGTTTCATTCTCGTTAGCCTCAACAATCGCTTTGTATTGTTCATCTAAGTTGATTTCTTCTTCTTTTTTGTTTTTGTCTTTGCTCATGTTTTATTATTTAGATTTGAGTTGTTTAATTCTATTTCGATCCCAACTCTTTTGAAGATCGCTTTTTTTATCTATTTCTTGTCTTATTAAGTCTCTGATAAACGCCGAAACTGAAACCGGTCTTTCTCCATTTTCAATCGCCTCGTTTAGTATAATCCTGTTTATGATAAACACTTCTTCTTCAGAGAGTAATACCTGTAATTTCTTCGTTAATTTACTGGACATATTATTATATCATTATATTATATTTTAGTTTCATAAAAATAGGACGAACTATTTAAAGCCGTCCTACTTCTAATAAATTAAGCTAATACTTCTTTGAAAGTATCACATCTCCATGATACATCCATTGCAGCAGCTTCTGGAGATTCATAACTTAAGTCGTTAGTGAATGGAAGTCCAGAAGAAATCCAGCAATCTTCTAATGTAACAGTTCTGAAAATATCTCCAGCTCTGTTAAATTGAACGATTACGATTGTTCCAGTATAATCTTTCTTTAAGCCCATTTCTCCAGTTTGTGGATTGTAAGCTAAGTTATACCATTGTCTCATTGTTTTATATAAATAAGCTTGGTTTGCGTCGTTTAAGTTCAAAGAGAAATTGATAGACACTGTAAGTGAAGTATCATCTGGCATACCAGCATAAGATCTTTTTGAAAACTTGTATTTTTGTTCGACAGCACCTGCTTCTTTGTATAATTCCAACCCGCCAATAGTGTTAACGTGTTGTAGTAATAGTGGAGCATCAGCAACGCCAGTTGGAGGTAAAATAGTTACCTCGAATAAGTTTCCTTGTACTGGTTCGAATTGTCTACCCGCCTTACTAGTTTGATCTTGTGAATAGTGTGGTAAAGCCATAAGTCTTTATTGTTTTATTTTTTATTATATATCTTCTTAACTAAAGTTTCCGGTTGAAATTTCACCAGTATTTAAAATTGTTGTTCTATGTACAACTATTTCTAAACCTTTAACTGGCTCAACAAATGTATCTATAATACCAATGTTGTTATCAATTACCTCACCTGTGTTATTTGATTGATCCATTACGTTTTTGAAATCGTATACACCACCATCTTGTCTAACTGATTCCATTAATGAATCTGCTAAAGTTTTGATTTCTAATCTAGTTTGTGCATTATTAAATTCGAATACGTAATCTTTTAGAATATCTGCCATTGCATCTTGAATGTAAATTAACACTTCTCTAACGTGAGCTGAAGATAGTGATGATTTAATAGACTGCTGCGCAGTTTTATTTCCTAAGATAGTTAAACCAACTCCTCTTTGGAATACAATCGGGTTATAACCGAATGGCTCTAGAATGTCTCTGTCTGCTTTGTCAAAAGAATATTCTGCTCCTGCAACATTAGTTCCAGCAACAACTCCTCTTCTTGGACCAGCAACGATTGACCATGGTAAAGCATCTGTGTATTTATCAATATAGTTATTAGATACATACGCAGCTGGTGGAACAATTGTGTCTTTTCCATTTTCTCTTACAATAAGACCAGGTCCGTAGTAGAATGCATAATTTGCACCATCTGCGATACTCGGTAATGTGTATAGTGATGTTGGGTTTTTATCTAAGTTACCTCCATCTGGAATAAATGATGTTTTAAATGAACCATCAAATGATGAAGTAAATGCAGGATCCGTAGATGCTTTAAAATCTTTAACATTGGTGCATTTAATATAGCTGCAGCATTTTGTCTTTCTTTAGCTAATTGAGATAGTTGAATTTTATCCCTTAACTGTGTGTCGAAAGAACCAAATGTATCAACAATATATCTAAAGTCGATTGCATCTTTATCTACTAAACCAGTTGCTAATCCCGTTCCTAATTTAATAGCCTCTAAACATGAATGAATAGATTCTGCTTTAATCACAGCGCCATTTAATACGAATGGAACATATACATCCGCTGCTTCTTCTAGAGATTGAACATATTGTCCATTAAAAGTAGCTGGAGCAGCTTCTGTTAATTTAACAGTGTATACTTTGTCTTCATCTCCGTTCATTTTATATGAAACTTGTGAAATAAGAGCTAGTCTGTCATTGTTTCTAAAGTAGTGTCCTTTTTCAAAAGTGAATGAATGATTAGCTGCGATTGATGAATCAACCGTGAATATAGCTTCAGTACCGTTTGCGCTATAAGTAATGTTTGCGTTCATGTCTACGGCAATTGTTCTATGTTGAATATCGTAAGATAAAACTATTTGATCGTTAGTTGCTTCGTCAAAAGAGTGACCAACTAAATCAATAGGAGTTCCATTTTCATCAGTTACTGACTCTTCATCAATTGCACAGAATAAACCTGTTCTTCTTGCTTCAGCGTTAATCATTGTTTCAACATACATGTTTCTTCCTTCTAAGTCTTTAAAACCTGGAAGCATTGAACCTGTATAAGATCCTATCATTTCAACTTGTCTTAAGTTTGCAAATGTATCTAAGAAACCTTTTCTTAAACCTTTATCTGTAAAATATTCTCCGTAAACTGGATCAACATCCATGTCTGCTGGATTAAATTTACCTTTAAATACAAATACATCGATCATGTAATCTGATAGTAAATCTTTGTCATTTAAATATTCTGGAACATTACCTTCTCCGTACCATTCTCTTGCAGTGATATTAAATCCTGGAGTTGATTGAGCCTTTCTTGTAAAAACTGTGATTGGAGTTTGTTTAATGTTAACGAAATTTAAAATTTGATTAGAATCTCTTCCTAATGTATTTAATACCTTTTCATCTGAAGGAATCATAAACTTATCAGTGTCAAAGAAACTTGCATATCCATGTGAATCATTAGCTTGGTGTGCTAAATCAGGGAATGTATCTGGTGAGAATGTAGCAGCTTGGTAAGCCACTGGAGCTACATAAGCTACAATAATATCACCTACTGCAGTAACTGCATTTCCATCTGCTCCGATAACTCCGTTATCGACATCTGCTTGTGTAGCAGTTACTTCTTGAACTTCTATTACTTCTAATACTTCTGGTGTTAATTCTTCTCCAGCGACAGTTACATCATAACTTCCGTTTGTTGAAATTTGTATAGATGAAGCTGTATCTTGTGGAAGACCTGTAATTTCATCAGTTTTGAATTCGGCAAGGTTAAGAGCTAGGATAGGTCCTCTTGAAAGAGCAGCTTGAGCTGATCTGTGGAAGAACATTCCTTTTTTCTCTAACGCTTTGTCGATAGTTCCATATACTTGAATGAATGCTTCGATGTTTTCGATTAATACTGGTGTATTATAAGGTCCTTTTCTTGAGTGACCAACAACCAGCCTAAGAGTAGAAACGTCAATATTAGCAGTTTGAGATTTGTCAAATTCTAATCTGTAAACGCCTGAACTCTTGAATTGTAATAATTGAGGACTTAGTGCCATAGTTATTTAATTTTGTTTTTTTATTTAATCTATATATCCGCGTAAATCTGGAGTTTAGTCTATATAAGATCATAAATGTCATACTGCATATCTCCAGCTGAATCATTTTGCTGATATAGTGTAGTTTCCATTAATTTATACTTTTCGGGATCTATAAAATCTAGCAATTCTTCAATGTAATCTGCATAATCTGTAGTGTTAAAAAACTCAGTAGCAGTGATTCCAGTCATAATGATATCATCATTGCCCATTTGAGCGCCATAGCTTCCATTCTTAAGACTACCGAAAAGACTTGCTTCATTTACAGTTTCCGTGTCATTTATTTTTATTCTATTATTTTCAATTAACTTTTTAAAATTTTGACAGAACACTGACTTGTTATCTGCCTTTAATTTTATACCTGGTTTTAGGGCTCTTGAAT